GTCCGGGCAGCGGTAAGCCCTGGCGTATGGGCACCGGCACTCCGATCTGCCCGATCTGTCACGTTGGCCCTGGCGGGTTCGGCGTGAAGAAGCCGGTGATCCGTAAAAGGCGCTTCACAGGCGTTGTCCCACAGCATGTTCAGAGGAAGTCATGAAGGTCGCAGGCTCGAAAGCGGGTGTCTTCTACGAGGTCACGGTGAAGCCCGACTCCTGCAGCTGCCCGGCCTTTCGGTTCTCACCCGAGAAGGACTGCAAGCACCTTCGCAGAGTGCGTGGTCCGATCCCGCAGGTGTGCTATAGTGGAGGAATGGACTTGACTCTCCCGCCCGTTTCGACCTCGCGGTATCAGTACGGCCGCCATATCGGGGAAGCGGGTGGTGTCATCGTCCGGACCACGGTCGGCAATCCCCGGTTCCCCCTCAACTGCCAGTCGATCCAGGGTAGAGAGATCTCTCCTGATCCCTGGATGCTCAAGGCGCCGCCGTCCGAAGGCAACTTCGGAGATTGGTATCGGGCTAAGCTCGACGCCATGGGCGCCTCGGCCATTCAGGCACTGTTCGACAAGTGGATCGTCCAGGCAGCGTCCATCGGCGGGCCCGGCACTCCGATCGTCCTGTGTTGCTTCGAGGATGTCCACGCTGGCAAGGAGTGCCACCGCCGGATCTTCACTCAGTGGTGGAAAGAGCAGTCCGGCGAAGAGCTGCCAGAGCTGCCCATCGGCATCCCGGCCAGTAAGCCGGAACCACTGTTCTGACCTAGCGCGTTATGCTGCAGCCGATAATCCTGGGGTGCAGCTAAGTAAGCGGTCCACCTTCCCGGTGGGAGATATCGGCCCACTACCGATCCCCAGGTCTACTAGATTTGCCGGTTCCCAGGTCTAGATTTTGCCGGTTCCGGTCCCTAGCGGCCATCATGGCCTTATGTCCACGGGCAGTCCGGCGCGGGAGTTCGTGGGAGTCCGTCTGCCACGGTTCGCCCGGGTCGCCTTCCCGCGTGCCGGTCACTTTGACGCCGTCGCGGCCGCGATCAAGCTGGGCTTGGACCCGACGAAGGTCTACGCGAGCGACGTCACCCTCGACGCTTCGCTGATCGGTTACCTGGCCGACCCCGAGAAGAGCGTCATGGACCTTGGCATCCGGCTAGAAGGCGACGCGGCCAGTTTCACTGAGGGTGATCCAGACGAAGTGGCCTATGCTGCCGGTGTCATGCTGGCGCTGCAGTGGATGGCGATTCCACCGAACACCCTGTTCAACGTGTCCCGGCGCCGGAGTTTTGTCTTCGATCGCGTCGGGCTCACGGTCGGAGTGGTCGACAAGCTCACGAAGCTGCTGGCGATGATCTCTGGCATCCACTATGAGGTCGACAGCCCGGCCAAAGTGCTCACCGATGTCTGCGACCTGGAAGATGCGGCCGTCTATGCAGATCTGTACGGTCTGCCAACTCAGCCCAGACAGCTGGCGGAGCCCGACTGGGTCCACCCGTCCGTCCGGGACGTGACCAAGCCAGCGGTCCCGGGACTCCTGGAAGCGCTCCCGACTACCGACACCCTGATTATGGCCATGGTGGACGAGAGCTGTCCTACTCCTGAGGGCTGGTCGCGTGACTTTGCCCAGGCCAGGACACGGTACGGCAAGACCGAGACGGCCTACCTGCTGAGCAATCGGTCAGTTGAGGACAAGCACGCCGAGCCGCCGGTCGTCGAGAAGCCTCCGCACATTTACGAGATTTTCGACGATTGCGACGAGATCACGCCTCAATCAGTAGTTTCATTCGTGTCGGCCGACAAGTCGACCTGCCTCTACTACCGGGACCTGTTCGTGCACCGGCTAGGAAGCGTCGTGTCCGACGTCTACCTGCTCATGCTGATCGACGGCAAAGTGGTGACGGCTTGCGGGCTACACGACGCCGACCTTTTCCGTGGGCGAGCCGAGTACCTGTACGAGACGTTTGGGATCACGGTGACCTCCGCACGGTACGAGCGGCTGAACAAGCTCTACAAACGGCTGCTGGTTTCCGGTGAGACCCGGGACTGGCTGCTGGCATGGAGACGCGGGTACGTGTTCAATGAGCCCAGAGGAATCCAAACCACGGCCCTGTCGACCTCGCCGGAGAGCAAAGGCGATCGGACGATCACGAAGCTGGTCCGTCGTGAGCCACTGATCGGTGGCGGGTACAAGCTGATCTATCATGGCGACTTCACGGACAAGACCTACGCAGAGGTGATCCCGGAGTGGCTCAAGGAGTCAGGCCACCACCACTCGGTGCCATGGGTTTGCATCGAGTGTGGTTTCGGGACAGATAGTTACGTGAAGCCTGGTCCGGTGCAAACGGTCAAGAAGAAGCGCGGGCGTGGGTCTGGTGGTCGAACATGAAGAGCGCAAGGAGAGCGGCATGACCGAGGAAGAACGCGCAGAAACAGAACCGGAAACCTCGCAAGATGACGAGGAAGTCGGCGATTCGCCGTCTATCTCGCGGGCTGAGGCGTTGCTCGATCTCGGCCAAGGGCTGCAGATCTGGAAGGTGCACGTCGACGAGCTACACGAACAGCCGATAAACGCCCGCGGGATGCCGAAGGCCATGATGGACCGGCTGACGTCAACCATCGGCCGAGACCAGCGGCTGGAATCGCTCCCGTTCGTGGCGCTCACGGATGGCAGGCTCGAAATCGTCTCCGGCCACCACCGCGTCCGGTCAGCGAGAGCGGGCCAGCTGAGCGAGATCTTCGCCATCGTCGACGTGAGTGGCTTGACCCCGGATCAGATTAGAGCCAAGCAGTTGAGTCACAATGCGATTCAAGGCGAAGACAACCCCCAGCTCATCGCCAAGATTTACGAGGCGATAGGCGACGTCTCAGCCCGCTTAGAGACGTTCATCGACCCGAAGTCGCTCGAAATGGACTTTGAGAAGGTCACCATCCCGAACATCGACATTCACCCGGACTTTCGGACGGCCCTGATCGTGTTCCTGCCTTATGACTTTGATCGGTTCGAGCGGGCGGTCGAGAAGGTGATCGTACAGCTGTCGGCTGATCACGACGTGGCGTACCTGGCCGACATCGAGTTGCTGGAGCGCTGGAAGGCGGTTCTCAGGAAGGTGGGAATCGAGTATGAGATCCGCTCTACCGGTACGGTTCTTTCTCGCATGGCCGACATCGTGTTGGAGCACCTCGGGGAGAACCTACCCGAGGGCGAGCTGACCCCGCTACGGGACGTCGTCGGCACGGCCTCGATTCCAGCCCCTGCCGCCAAGGTGATCTCGGATGCGCTCGACAGGATGGTCGCCTTGGACGAGGTGTCTGCTAAGGCCAGGTGGCAAGGGCTAGAATATTTGGCAGCCGAGTACCTGGGGAGTGCGTGATGGCTAGCTACGATCGGATCAAAGGAGAGGGTTCAAAGGCGTTCGAGGCGTTCACCGTCTATCGCGACCTCGGCCCTACTCGCACGCTGCGCCAAGCGACGATCATAGTTTACGGCAGCAACGGCAATCGGCGGATACTGTCCGAGTGGTCCCGCTTGAATAGCTGGGTCGAGCGCTGTAAAGACTACGACTCCGACATGGATCGAATCCGGCAGGATGAGAACGTTGACAAGATCCGTGAGATGACGACGCGACACGCCCAGTATGGCCTCCTGCTCCAACAGCGCGCCCTTGAGCGTCTGCAGGCCACGACCCCGGAAGGTGACTTCGTCATGACTCTGCCGTCCTCGGAAGTCGCCAGGTTCATCGACCTCGGCATCAAGGTGGAGCGCGAGGCGCGAGGTGTGGCCGGGACGACGATCGGTATCCAAACTGAGCATAAAGGCGAAGTGCCGGGCGAGACAGCGAAAGCCATCATGGCTACGGCGCAAGGCCGGGAGCTTGCGTACAAGATGATGGATCTGCTATCGGAGGGCGATGCCGAGCTACCGCCGGATGACGGCTCGGTTCCGGCGCCGATCCACGAGGAGTCAGAGCCAGCAGAAGGCGACTAGATGCCAGACGTCGAAGAGGTACCACTCACTCCGGCGCACTTGGCCATGAACGTCTCGAATGGTCTATGGGTGCCAGCGAAACATCTGGCCATGGTCAATCGGAAGATCACGGAGATCGCCTACAGCGAGACCAGTCGGTTCCTGATGGTCTCGATGCCGCCTCGGCACGGTAAACAAATGCAGGTCAGAACACATATTCTGACTTCCGAGGGGTGGAAACGGGCCGGTGATCTTCGTCTCGGAGACAGGGTTTTCAGTCCTTCAGGCAAGCCCACCAAAGTGGTTGCCGTGTCGCCCGTAGACGTCGGTGCTCCCAAGATGAGGGTCGTTATGACCGACGGATCGACGGTCGATGTTCATCCAAATCACGAGTGGACTGTCTACGACCGCGGCAGGCACAGGTGGCGAACGATGGAGACCAGGGAGATTGCTCGTCAGAAGTATTGGAGCGGAGATCGAGCCCGATTCCAGCTTCCCGACGTGGCGGCTCTGGAAATGCCTGAAGCCGAGCTGCCACTCGCTCCCTACCTGCTGGGTCTTTGGCTTGGTGACGGTACGGCAGCGAAAGGGACTATCGCCATGGGGGCCGATCGCGATGAGCTAGTTGGCTTCATCGAAGCAGACGGTGACACGATAAGCAACGAAGCGGTCCATAGAGTCACGGGCGTTCACTACCCGGCGCCAGCTCGAATGCAGCGGCGTCTCTCTGCTCTAGGGGTGCTCAGGAACAAGCACATCCCTGAGTCCTACTTGCTGTCTTCCGTTCGGCAGCGGCGTTTACTTCTGCAGGGCATTGTCGACAGCGATGGCTCGGTCGATCCCAACGGCCGCGTGCGGGTGATCGGTCACGACCGGCGGCTGATGGACGACGTCCTGTGTTTGGTGCGCACGCTCGGGCATAAGGCGTCGATGTGGACCGAGACCGATACTCGCGAGCCACACGAGTTGAATGGCCACTCTGTCAAGACCGCGGGTACGCGGTATGTGGTCGGCTGGTCTCCGATTGACGGGTTGTCACAGGGTCGCCTGGCGAGGAAGCGGGTGATCTGTCGTCCGACAAAGCGGCGCATCGGGATCAAGTCGATCGAGTCGGCGCCCAACGCGGACGGCGTGTGTATCCAGGTTGCGGCTCCGGATGGGTTGTTTTTGGTCGGACGGGAGCTAATCCCGACCCATAACAGTTTCCTGATCTCACGCTACTTCCCGGCCTGGTTCCTGGGGATGTTCCCGGACAAGCAGGTCATCCTGACCTCGTACGAGGCAGACTTCGCCGCGGCCTGGGGCCGCCAAGCCCGAGACGTGCTGGAAGAGCACGGCATGGCGCAGTTCGGTATCCGGGTGTCCGCAGCGTCCTCGGCCGCTGCCCGCTGGGACATTCAAGGCCACCTCGGAGGGATGCGCGCCGTCGGCATGGGCGGCCCGCTCACTGGCAAGGGCGGCCACATCATCGTGATCGACGACCCGGTAAAGGGCTGGGAAGAGAGCCAGTCCGATGACTACCGGAACAAGCAGTGGGACTGGTACCTCGGCACGCTTCGCACTCGGCTAGAGCCCGGCGGCTCGATCATCCTGCTGATGTGTCTAGCTGGTGATTCTCTTGTTCCTGTTGTGGGTAAGGGTTCGGTGCCGATATCGCAGATTGTTCCCGGTGACGAGGTGTATGCCTATTCCGAAGAAGGTTTGACGCGACGTCGGGTTTTGGCTCAACGTAGGTCGGGTGTGGGCGAGACGATTACTATTGCGACTCATCGTCATCAGCTCACAGCTACGCCAACCCATCCTTTCCTTGTCGTGCCCGCTGATGGCCGCGCTCGTCCCGCCTATGCCCCGGTATGGCGACCAGCGGCCAGTTTGACCGTTGGCGATCTTGTGGTGACTTCTGCGGCTCTCCCGACGTCGGGTGCTGCCCCGGTCGACGGTTGGACCGATCCAGAGTGGGCTTGGTTGTTGGGATATTTGGTTGGTGATGGTTGGGTAACCACGTGGCCAAAGCACAACAAAGATCATGTCCGCAGTAAGGTTTACGATTCTCGCGCTTGGGCCGTGTTCGTGGCGCTAGGCGAGAATGCCACACTCAACGAGAGGGCAGCGGATCTTATCTACTCGATTTTTGGGCGCCGCCCGAAGGCACACCTGGCTGAGGGGTATCAGCGACTCGACAGCGCCGAGGCCGGAAGAACCCTGACCGCTCTTGGGTTAGTCCCTGGAGTTCGTGCCCCGGCGAAGCGTGTACCCCTGTGGCTCTTTGACGCGCCCGGTGAGACGCAGTTGGCATTCCTTCGGGGTCTTCTTGACGCCGACGGGCACAAAGACAAGATTGGTCACGCCTGGACGCTAGCTTCGTCTTCACTGGAACTTTGCGGGGATGTTTGTCGGCTAGCCCTTTGCTGTGGAGCACGCCCGGCGGGACCGTGGACAGAGAAGGGTCGTTGGCGGCAACCCCCAAATAGTCCGAGTCCCGTCTGGTCTCAGGGTTCGCATGTGACTATTGTTATGCCCGAGGATGACCAACGGGGTCGGTCGCTTGTGACCGGACGGATTCCTCCAGACGTCCGACTGGAGCGAGTTCAGAAGATAACCCCGGGACCAATCCTCGACGTCTACGATCTTACGGTTGATGGCGAGGCGAACTTTGTGGCGGAGGGGTTTGTCGTTCATAACACACGATGGAATGAGGACGACCTGGCCGGACGGATGGAGTTTGCTTCGGCCGAGAACCCGATGGCCGACCAGTGGGAGTCGCTGAACCTGCCAGCGCTCGCCGAGCCTACGAAGGCGGAGTTAGAAGGGGAGATCGACACAGAGACGTGGCGTGATTCTATGGGGCGCAAGATGGGCGAAGCACTCTGGCCAGGCCGTTGGAACCGCGAAGTCTTGCTCCAGGTCATGGAAACCCTAAAAGAGGAAAAGTGGGGAGCCGAGTACCAGCAGCGTCCGAGCAACCCGAAGGGTGATATGTTCCCGGTGGAGAAGTGGCAGTATTGCGACGCGCCACCCGCCGGTACGAAGCTGATGCGCTCCTGGGACCTGGCCGCCACGGTGAAGAAAGCGAGCGGAGACCCGGACTGGACGGCAGGCGTGCTGATGGGCGTCAATAATGACACCGGCGCCACCTACGTCGTGGATGCCCGGCGCAAGAGAGAGGACCCATTGGCCACGGAGCAGTTCGTCGCCGATACGGCCCGCGAGGATGCCGAGGTGTGGCACTGCAAGAGGATTCGCATCCCTCAGGACCCGGGCCAGGCGGGCAAGTCGCAGGCGAACTACTGGGTCAGGAAGATCCTGGCCGGGTATGCCGTCGAGGCAACGCTCGACTCAGGCGACAAGGTTACCCGGGCTCAGCCCCTTGCCGCACAACAGCGGGCCGGAAACTGTTTCCTGGTGAGGGGTCAGTGGAACAAGGCGTATATCGACGAGTTCCGGTCCTTTGGCCCGACCGGTGCAAAGTCGGCCCACGATGACTGGGTCGATGCCAGCTCAGCCGCGTACGGTGAGATCACCGGCATCGGTGTCCATCGGCGGGTTCGTTTGATTCTCTAGGCCAAAGGTGCTATACTGAAGTCATGGTTACCACGACAGGAAGAGACATGGTTTTCAAGTCGGCCAGCGAGCGTGTCTTCGAGGAGGAGTTTCCTGAGGGTCTCAGTGAAGCCGAATCGGCTCTGGTCGGTCTGTATCACAACTACCTGATAAACACGACGCCCGGCTGGCGGCCCAGCGATGCGATGCGCAGAGCGTGCCGCACCTACAAGAGCCGCCCCGACTACGTGCGTTCGGTCGTCATCGGCGCCGCCGGACAGGGTTGGAAGAGCTGATGCAGACGATCGTAGTCCCCGAAGAGATCAAGGCAGCGATCGAGCTGCTCACGGATTCGGGCTTCGGCATTGTTGACCCCGCCGCCACCTGGTGGAACAAGAACGTCGGAGTCTGGAGCCCAGAAAAGCCGTTTGCTTCACTCGGGGAGCTTCGCGGTCCGCTGTTCGCGCTGAAGAAGGTAACTGATGGATGAGAGCGATCAAGGGTTCCCAGTGTTGACCCGGGACGGCGAGGTAGTCCTCGTCTGCTCTACGCTGACCGAGGCGATCAAGGCAGCAGAGTTCTACTCAGAGGAGTTTCCGGATCATGTGTGGGAGGTAGCTTCATGAACGACTGCGAGCGGATCTGATGCCTTACTCAATCGAGACCGGGTCGTTCTGCGAGAGCTGGTATGCAGCTTACGAGATCCCTGGTTCTAAGGGTCGGACCTACAGGGTGACGATCAATGGTGCTGAGGATTACCCGCATTGCACCTGCCCGGCGTTCACCTATCACAAGAATGGGTTCGAGGATGACTACACGCATCCGCGGTGCAAGCACATCGAGCGGGTGTTCAAGGAAGCCTGCCTCTATAACTGTCAGTGGCACGAAGGCAACAAGGAAGTCAAGCTCCTGCCGATCGAGGTCCACTACTCTCCCCGGCTGGCGGAGAAGTGCCCGAACTGCGGCGGCGACACCGTCCCAGTTCGCATCGCCGTGTGAGGCGGAGTTCGTCTCGGGCGCTGATTCTGCTAACATGTAGCCATGGCTACTCCGGACTTGAGCTGAGGAAGTGTCCTGAGGAGGATTTGACCACGCTCATCCCGTACGCTTGTCCTTATGCCTCTTGAAGGCGCAGTTCCTCGCACGCAGACTCTGTGAGTGCATATCGGGAGAGTCGACCAGCTCGGCATCCGCGCAGTAGCTCCGGCTGGCTCGTGGATCGAGCACGGTGCCTGCAGAGGAACCAAAGATGCCACGCTCATTTTCTACGGAGTTGATGATCAGCCGCACGACACGGCGAAGGCGAAGGCCATCTGTGCTGCCTGCCCTGTTCGGCGCGAGTGTCTCGATTATGCCATTAACGAGGGCGATCACTTCGGCGTCTGGGGAGGCGCCACTGACAACCAGAGGGACCGGATCGCACAGTTGCGATATTCGCAACCCGGTGCCTATGGAGTTGCGCTCACCTGTGCCGGTTGTGGGCACGACACGGTGGTGGTTTCGGGAGATTGGCCTTACTGTAGTTTACCGTGCGGAAGTCGCGCAGCAAAAGGTCGACGGCTCAAGTAGATCTGTGTTATAATGAAGGTAGGCGCAAAAGCAACACGAGCGCAGGTCCGGCTGAGGTTCCCAAATATGACTCAGAGGCGTCCGGGCCTGCGCTATTTGCGCGTCCGGCATGGCCCCGTTCCTTGGTGGTAGAGTCGCGGTCGTGATAGATCCTGACAGCACCGCATCCCTGGTTCACGCTGACGTCGAGTTGATCAGCGATGACCTAGACCACCTTCTCAGCGATGTCGGCTTGGACGTCGGTCAACTTGGCACGGTCGAAGAACTTGTGCGGATCTGGTACGACCTAACGAAGATCCTCAGCACTGTCAAGACTCTGACCGAGACGTTCGACGAACACCTGGCCACGGTGATCCAGAAGAACGCGATCGAGGTCAACGGCATTGGCATTTTGTCCGGCCACCGGCTAGGCACGGACACCTGGGACAAGGACCAGCTGCCCGCTGAGGTAGCTGCGCGTATTGCCCGCGAAGTCGCCATCGACTTTGGTGGTGAGCTGATCGCTCAACAGGCCGCCCGAAGAGCCGCTGACAGGGCGTTCGAGATCGCCCGTCCGGAGTGGCGTAAGGGCGACCCGACGAAGCAGACACCAGGATTGAAGAGTCTCGGGATCAACCCCAATGATTTTTTGGTTCACACGGACGGCAGATGGAAGTTAGATCTCGCCGGGCCCCGGTGAAGAACTGGCTAGAGAAGAGGAACTGCCTCGGCGTTGATGTCAGCGTGTTCTATCTGGACTCCTCAGGGAACGTCAACTACGACAGAGCGCGAGCTGTCTGTAGTGGTTGTCCCGTCAAAGGCATCTGCCTTGATCTGGCGATGGAAGAGGAGATGCCGAAGTGGCGGTTTGGCTACCGGGGCGATATGACGCCGACGGAGCGGCAAGTGGAGTTTCGCCGACGATATGGTGATGTCCGGTTTCACCTCGGCCCGGAAGATCATCCTCACGCTGGCGGGCGTGAAGGCACAGATCGGGGGTTCAAAGCTCATAAGGCCAAAGGCGAAGAGCCCTGCGAGGCGTGCGTGACCGGTAGTCGCAACGAGAGGCGTGCCTCGGCTCAGAAGCGGGCAGCTCAGCTCCAAGGCCGTGGCCGTGCTATGATGGTGAACGTGAAAGAAGATGAAGTGGCGTTCCCGAAGACGAAGCCCTTCTATGCTCCCGGTTTCCACCGCGGGAACCACCTGGTCGCGGCGCCGAAGCCCAGGTTCATGTGATCATTCGGGTGACGAACTGGGAAGGGATCGCTGCAGGCACACTCCTGCAGGTCAAGGGCGTGCGTGGGACGTATCGGTTTGTGGCTTTCTGTATGTCTGGTAACAAGGCGTGGGTAGAGGCGGTAGGAGGCAAGAAAGGCGAGCACGGCCTTTTCCACTTCCCGCCAGAATGGGTGAGCGTCGCTCGCGTCGACACCCGGAGTGGGCGCCGGTTCTGGCGCCGTAAGAAGGAGAATGATGGCGATTGAAACGACGAGAGCGGTACACGGTACGAGGTCGAGGTATGTCAACGGCCCCTGTCATTGCGACCGGTGCCGGAGCGCCAATGCTGATTATCAGGTGGGCGCTCGGCTCGAACGCCGCTTGCGGCTGTTGGCCGGGCTCGCGTCGCCTACGCATGGGAAGCACAGCACCTATGTGAACTGGGGCTGTCACTGTCCGGCTTGCACCAAGGCCAACTCGGAGGCGTCCCACCCTCGTGGTACCGGCCCGGTGTGCGATGGATAAGGAGCGCGTGTGCTACTTCGTGGTCGCTGTCACGATCTATGGCTCGAAAGGGGTAAAGGCCAAGTTGCTGGACCATCTGGCACGGGTGCTCTCGCTGGCCTTCGGCGACCAGGTCATGATAGACGGCGTTCCTGCTCAGGATATAGCGGATCGCATTAAATCTGCTTCCGTTGGCGACTGACGGTTTCGACTGGGTCTGCGCCGCGTGCGGCCAGATCCTCGCCCTGCAGGAGTGGTGTCCGTTGCCAGCGGGCTGGCATACGCTTCACCACACCTGGTGCTCAGATGAAGATCGCAAGCTTCACACCCGCGTTGAGATTGCCTGCGGCGTCGATTGTGCCCTGAATCTGGTGATCCGGACCGAGTGGACGGAGCCAGCCCCTAGCCACGACGATGATGATCATGATGAGCGTTTATCGGCTCACGATTCCAGGCAAGCCGATCCCGAAAGCCAGGCCGAGGTTCGCGAAGGGCCACACGTACACACCGAAGCGGACCCTGGACGAGGAGAAGAGACTCAGGGAGAGCTTTCGATTTGGTGAGGTTATCGTCGAGCACGACGGGCCTCACGGAGTCAACAAGGAGAAGCGGATCGGCTTCCCATGGCTCGGCAAATCTCGGCTTCGGTTCTGGGTGACATTCGTGGGCGCCTCCACGTCGGCTGACCTGTCTAACCTGGTCAAGTCGGTTGAGGATGCCATGATGGCGCCGAAGGGCGAGGCCAGAGAGGGCGGGATCATCTGGGATGACCAGTCGATCGACGACCTGCGCGTCCGGCGGGGCGTGGGCGGGCCGCCTCGGATCGAGTTGGAACTGGAGGTGCTCGGTGCCGATCGGCTTTCAGCGGTGCGCTAGTTGCCTGAAGCCGGTGCAGAGGTGTACCGACTGCGGAGCGTTCCTATCGGTCGTTGCCCACGACCACCGCTCAGAAGCGTTTCTGTGCGTCAGGTGCGTCACTAAGCGGCAAGAGCAGCTGAGCCAGGCTGGCGACTGGCAGGCGGACCGGTTCAAGGCTTCTCTGCATCCCATTGAGGTCGAACCAGACCCGACCGGGTCCGATCTCACGCAGCAAGGTCTCACGCAAGGCGTCTCGCTCGGCGAGACGTTCACGAGCAGGAATCCGGGCGCTCCAAACTGACGGAGTGCCCGCTTGTAAGCAAGCCAGCTTGACCTAGAGCCCCAGATAATGCTCCTAGCTGGGTTATGTTTGAGCCATGGCCGAGACACTTGCCGACAGGCTCGGCGGAGTACCAGACGCCGAGGACGATGAAAGCCCTGGCATCGACCGCCTCGATGTGGCTGCGATGGCAGCGCTTGTTGCGTTTTGTGCGTGTGCTGGGCTCGCTGGTTTCATGATGTCGATCGGGTTTGCTGCGCTGGCCGTAGCCTTCCTGATCGTTGCTTTCGTGCTTGGTGTTAGCTAATGGCTCGCTGGAATGAGAGGCCCTATCGTCCGGCCGGACAACAACTGCGGGCCGCTCCGAGTGGATCGTGGCGAGACCCGGGGCTGTCATTCACTTCGCCGCGCCGCCCGTTCGCCGCCAGCCTCCGGACTGGTCGTAAGGACCTGGTCGCGGCGCCGTCGTACAATCCGTGGGTTCCGCCCTACCCGGTCCCACCTGGCCAGTCAGGTAAGCCGTACCGCGACAGCTGGGACGTCAACAGAGCGGTCACCTCGGCGTTCACGAAGAGCGTCTGGGTCTACCGGGCCGTCAAGGCGATCTCGGACAATGCCGCTCGCATCCCGATTTGCTTCCGGCGTGGGAATCGCTGGGACGGTGACATAATCACGGAGCATCCGCTCCTGGACAAGTTCAACTATCAGACGTCGCTGTACGAGCAGGCGTACGTCTTCAGGAAGCGACTCAGCCAGCAACTCCTACTGAACAAGCAGGGCGCGTTCGTCGAGGTGGTGCGGAACAATCTCGGCGACCCGCTCGCCCTGTACCTGCTCCCGGCTGGCTACACCTGGCCGGTCCCGAGCGAGCAGACGTTCGTGTCCGCCTATCGGGTACAGATGCCAGGCAAGGCGTATTTCGACCTCCCAGCCGAAAACGTCATCTGGATTCGCGAGCCGCATCCGACCGATCCCTACTCCGGCCTGACGCCACTAGAGGCGGCTGGAATCGACGTTGAGATCGACTGGTACGCCCGGCTCTACAACCGGAACTTCCTGCAGAACGACGGACGCCCGGGTGGTCTGCTGGTTCTCAAGGGCAACGTCCTGGACGACGACATGGACGAACTGCGCCGCCGGTTCCTGGGTCCGTCGGGCTCGGGTGTCATGGGCGCCGGGCGCGTTTCGATTATCGAGGGCGATGACGCAAGCTTTGTCGACACCGCCCAGTCGCCACGTGAGGCGGCGTATATCGAGGCACGTGAGACCTCCGGTGAGCAGATCCTCATGGCCTTCGGTGTGCCGGAGTCGGTCGCTGGTAACGCGTCCGGCCGCACGTTCGACAACGCCGATCAGGAGCGCAAGACGTTCTGGCAGGACTCCATGCTGGATCACCTGACCACGATCGGCAACGCTCTTGACGTGCTGGACCCGGACCCGAAGATTTTCTACACCTACGACCTCAGCTCGGTCTCGGTGCTGCAGTTGGACATGGTGGCTAAGAAGACGTTCTGGCTGAAGGAAGTCGCAGGCGGAACACGGACACCGAACGAATATCGTGAAGCCACTGGCGAGTTGGAGGCGATCGGTCCGACCGACGGCACCGGCGGAGCCGACCAGCTCTACATGCTCACGACCGAGGCGTCGATCACTGGCGGTTCTGTCACTGGTTTCGCGCAGATCACTCAGGCCGTCCAGGAAGCCATCCCTGAGCTGATGCCGTCACCACAGTGGCAGGCGGTTCCGTCCTTGGGTCCTGGAGCAGCCCACCCGTCGCTGTCCGAGACCACTCGCTACCGGCCCGACATCAGAGGCAAGGGAGCGAAGCCACCTGACATAGAGGGTGAGGAGGACGCCGAAGATCAGGAGACCGCAGCCGAGATCAATGCGCGGGCGGCGCGAGACAACCTTCCGATGGATCAGTACGTTGGAGCCCATGAAGGTCAGCGTCAGCGCCGTCGCCAGATCGACGCGAAGACTGCCGCAGAGCAGGGTCGCCACGATACGATGTGTATGGTGTGTTTTGACCCGCCGTCGGCCATAACCGAACAGATGGCCACCCATGGTACCGAGCCCGCTCAAGCGCTGCACATAACGCTCGGCGTCATTCCAATGACGGAAGTCGATTCACCTACAGCGGTAGGCACGCTGCAGGGAGCCGTGGCCGCCTTTGCCAGCGGGATGCCGCCGCTCAATATGAGGGTGGCCGGACTTGGCCGGTTCCACAACGGCGCCGAGAGACAGGACGCGTTGGTCGCCCTGATCGACTCGGTAGGAATCACCGAAATGAGGACGCGCCTTGCTCAAGCTTTGGCTTCGGCCGGGTTTGGGTTCGACAACTCGCACGGCTTCACGCCGCACATGACGCTTGCTTATCTGGACGGCTCGGATGAGGAAGGCGTTAGTCTGCCGCCGTCCTTGACTTGGGTACAGTCGACGATCACGGTGGCCATTGAGGAGAACTGGCAGGACTACGCTCTCGGCGGTACGCCGATCGAATGGAAGAGACGATGAGTGTCGATGATCACGGCCCCCCACAGAGCGCTTTCGGTTCTGATCCCGTTTCCGGTAACTCCCTGGTTCCGGCGCGGAGAGAAGGCTGCACCTAAGTTCACCTCCCACACCCTCTACGGGCAGCCACTCACAGAGAAGGATCTGCTCACTTACATCGCCCGGCGTCGTCATAAGATCGGCGTGTGGGAGGAGACGATCAAGCACTACATGCGCGCTCACTTTGCGTATGAGCAGCGGGTCGTCCTGGCCAACCTGCACCACCTGGCCACTGGGACCAAAGGGCTTTCGGTGGCCGAGGTCAAGGCCGATAAGCCCAAGCCTAAGGCGGGGCAGGCCCAGCAGGGAGAGACGCCGCAACAGGCCGCCACCCAGTATTTCGCCGGGCCCGGTGACGAGATCACCGCCGTCGCCCTTGGAGCCACTGAAGAAGAAGAGGAGATAACAAAGCGCGAGGCGGCGGTAAGGGCGGCGCAAGAGGCAGAAGTTGCCCGGACGGAAGCTGAGGTTCGTAGGGAAGCCGCCGAAGAAGAGGCCCGCCAGGAAGCTCAGAAAGCTCTAGCTGATTACGGAAAAGCTAACCAGAAGATCATCGCCGCTCGCTCCGCTCAGGTAGCTGCCACTACACCCGATGAACAGGAGGCGGCCTGGACGCAGGTCCAGTCGGCTGTTGCTGCCCAGACGTCGGCTAATGCCCAGGTGGCGGCTCTGGCCAATCCGAATGAGAAGTTTAACGATACGCTGAAGCGGCTGCTCGAAAACTTCTCGCCGGTGAACCTCCCCACGAAGGGAGAGACGCAGCAACAGGCCGCCCAGAACCAGGCACAGAACGTCGCCAACTTCATGCAGATGGCCGGTCAGGCGGGCCAGTCCCAGGCCGAGGCGGTTGGCGAGGCTATCTTCCCGACGGACGAGATGAGCCAGAAGCTGGCCGATGACGCCGGGAACTGGCTGAACGGGATGATGAACGACTTTGCCGGTGACGAGGCGAATCGGCTCCAGATCACCTTTGGAAAGGCTGACCCGGGACTGAAGGCCGCGTACGACGCCCAGCTTAACCGGATCGTCGGGTGTGAGGACACGACGTACCGGCAGATTCAGGACGCGATACTGAAGACGCAGCAGGCCGGTGGTGGTACTCGCGATATGCAGGACGCCGTCCAGAAGGTGTTCACTCAGGCGTCGGGTAGCCGTGCCGAGACGATCGCCCGCACGGAGTCCTGCTCCGCTTCCTGCTCGTCAACCTTGGCAGTTGGGGAAGCCGCGGGCTCGACCGCCAAAGCGTGGATCGCCACAGAGGGGATGCCGTGCGACTACTGTATGCAGAACGTCGAGTCTGGGCCGATCCCGCTTGAGGACGACTTTCCGAGCGGTGACACCGCCCCACCTGGACATCCGAGCTGCCGGTGCGACGTGATCACGTCATCCGCGCCCCTAACGACGGACTCGACTGCTGATGAAGGCGAAGAGCCGGAAGTGAATCCGGATGTTCCGACTACTGGACTAGAAAATATGGGGCCTGGAGGCGTCTACACACCGCCGCCGTCAGCAGTAGCGGAACAGGTCACCACCGAGGGAGTTGAGAAGGAAGCCACAGGAGCAGGGGAAGCCGCGAAGGCTACCGCTCGGCCCCTCGATACGGTGCGGCGTCCCGGCACACACATGAGCGAGGCGGATGCTCACGAGGTGAAGGTGCCGAAGCGCTGGGGTACACCACTTAAGCGGCCCGGCCCGGGTGGCTCGATCAATGTCGACCTTGGCCGCATCAAGGGCGAGATCAGGGCGGGATCGGGCTGGACGGCCGACGACCCGCTAGTTCTCGACTACATGCGGGGTGCCAATGAGTTTGCTGCTCCCGGCACAACGGTCGTCTTCGGTGGCGAGAACGCCATGGCGAAAAAGGACCTGGCCTGTGTCATGTCCGACAACCCCAGGACGATCGAGGTTGGAGGCCGGGCGAGCCAGACTAGAGATTGGTACGGCTACAACCAGTCTCATCCGGATTGGTTCATGCCGCAGGCTGCGCTCACGTCGCCCGACGCTACGGTCTCCGCCCTTGGTGAGGGCCGCTACCTGATGGCTCACGAGACAGGTCACCAGTTCCAGTTCCAGATGTCGATCGCCGTCGACAAGTCCAACATCGCAGCAAGCGACCTGTTGGCGGAGCTGATCGGGGAGCCGGGTGAAGGTTGGAAGTTCTATGACGACGCCCATCTGTCGAGGTTGGCCGCAGATATCGGCGGCCCCCTGGACTCCCTTCCCGTGCTGGCCGATCTTCAGGAGCAGGCTGCTGCGGCGTGGGTAGACCTGCGCAAGGCGACCGACCTGTCCCAGTACGGAGGCGGAAGTCTTATCGAGGCGATCGGTGAGACGCACGCGAACTACGTCCTCGGAGGCACGGACGAGCTGTCTACAAAGATGGCCGCGTTGTTCGGCTGGGACGGCACCGAAGCGGACGCTGTCTACGCCGATATGTCGGCTACGGTCGACCGGATCGACGCCGCGTATCACGCCGAGGCTCAGCTGGCCAAGGTCGACATCTATGACATCGACGCCCTGAAGGACTCGGTGGCCGCCGGGCCGTACAAGGAAGGCTATGAGGTTGGCAGCGGCGTCCAGGGCACCGTGAAGGAGGCCACCTTTGCGGACGGGACGACCGGCGTTGTAAAGACCTACCTGGGATCGTACAGAACTGGTTATAGCGCTACAGAGTTCAACCTCGATAAGGAAGTGGAGGCTTCCGAGGTTGGAGTCGCCATGGGAGTAAAGGTCGCGGCTGTGGTGAAGATTGACAATCACACGCTGGCCGAGCGGTTCGTCGAGGGTCCGGATGGGAATGCCTGGCACCGACTACAACTGGCGAAGGGCGGAGGGGACTGGAGGGTAGACTTCCACGCCGTAGCCGACAAGGCTGAGGAAGACCTGCTGAAGAGTCCGGCGGGCCAGCGGCTTGGACTGTTCGACTACGTCATCGGCAACACTGACCGCAACCCGTCGAACTGGATCATGACGACGGATGGTCCGGTTGGCATCGACCACGGGTTCTCATTCTCATACGGCGAGACTTGCTACACACCGTTCTTACCGGCAGGTGCTGCCGATGCCGTAGAGTCTGTCGCCAAGGTCCTACCCGATATCTCGGCTGCCGACATCCAGCAGATGATGGACAGCGTCGCCAAGATCCCGAACGTCGACGTCCACGTGAACGCGTATCTCGGCTTCATCCGAGATGAGAAGCTCAAGACGGAGGCGGTAATCGCGGGTAAGCCGTTCGTGGCCGCCGCCCAACTCGCCGAGGACATCAGCGACCGTAGCGCCCTGGAGGTGTCACTTGACTCCGGAATCGTGAGTCGCGGAACGGAGCTGGGTCACGGTGTTGAGGGCAAGGTCACCGAGATCAAGTTCGGTGACGGCTCGACGGGAGTCATCAAAGACTTCTTTGGCCCGAAGGGCTATCACGACGAAAAGATCGACAGCGAGGTACTTGCTTCTGAGGTAGGCGTGGCTATGGGCGCCCCGGTACCGGCCGTCATCCGGGCAGCGGTGGTGGTCCGACCCGGGCAGGTCGCACTGACCGATGCACAGCTCAATGAAGCGCGGGACTGGCTGTCGGATACGTTCGGGGTTCCCGTATCCCGTGCTACCTCAGATGCTCACGTTGTCGAGGCTATAGACGATAACTTCCCGGGCGGGCTTGCAAGATTCACAGGTAGGGTTGTTGAGACACCGCCGCCCGAGAACCTTGACAGTGTGGTTATGCGTCTGGTAGAGGGCACGAACGGCTCTGATCCGAAGTTTTGGCGCAGCTTCGCCTCAGCCATCTCAGGTGGTGGCATAGAAACCCGGATGGACAGGGAAGAGGCGATAGCATCCTCTGGAGGTCAGAAGCTCGCCCTGTTTGACTACGTCATCGGCAACTCGGACCGGAACCCGTCGAACTGGATACTGACCAAAGATGGGCCGGTTGGTATCGACCACGGCATTTGCTGGAGTCACGGCGACGCGGGCGCACGGTACGGGAATGTCTTCGTCTCTGGCGATAACGTCCCGTCTGTCGACGCCGGGACGATCAAAGCCATCTTCGCCGCTACGCCGGACATTTCGGCTGAGGATGTCCGGACGATGATCGTCAAGGTCAAGGCGCTGGAGCCGGATTTCGTGGCCGTACGGATGGGCAACACCTACGGCGAAGATGCCTACAAGGAAATGATGGCCCGTTTCCAGGCAGTGGTGGATGGCAAGGTCACAAGAGAAGCGGTCACGGGTGCAGCCAAGCTGGCCGAAGAAGGCCCTACTCAGGAAGAGATGTCCCGCCTGTTTACCGGTACGTTCTCTGGGCCTCGGAACGAAGCGGAGTTTGACGCGAAGACCGAGCGGGCTGTTGAGGGGTACAGGGGCGAGGCCGGTCAGGTGACGGCCGATGAAAGTGGTATTGCGGTCAGCGGGCCAGGTGGGAGTGATTGGAACGAGATCCTGAGGGTTGGTACGCGCAAGGAACGAACCGCCCTACTCAAGGTGTGCGCTCCGCTTGACAAGGCGATAGCGGACAGCAGCACTAAGGAGGACGTGACCCTGTTTCGAGGAATGGATCTCGATCTCAGCAATCTGAAGGTCGGAGCTACGTTCCGGGATGACGGGTTTGTTTCTACCTCGCTGGTCAAGAAGAACGCAGAGGCGTTCGAGTACCTTGGCTCCGAGCATCCGGCACTGGTCACGATCCAGGTCTCGAAGGGTTCTACCGCTTTGGCACTGGGTGGTGAAGAAAACGAAGTCCTGTTTCCACGAGGCCAAGCCTTTGAGGTGCTTTCGATCAAGGTTGACAAGAGCGGAGTCCAGCAGGTCACGGTCCGGTTGACCGAAGAAGCCGCCGAGCCACTCAAGCTGGCTGAAGAGGCGCCGCTACCGAAGTGGCTTCCGTCGAAGGTGGAGGACCTCGACAAAGAGATCGAGAAGATAAACAGGAACCTCCCATACAACCTTACGCACGGGTGGGGCGCCAGCGGAAAGCCCACCGTGAACGCGATCACGGATATGAGGGAGGACTTCGAGCAGTACGAGACAGACTTTGCGGCGGCAGGCAGGAGTTCAGAATACGACACGATCCTCGCTAAACTCAAGGACGCCGAGGACAACTTCAAGGAGCGGTCAGCTGAGGCGTTCTCCGTAGCAGCCGAGCCGGTCGCGGGTGCCGCTAAGCTGGCCGAGGAAACCCCGGAGTGGAAGCCGGTTATGACTCCGGACGAGGCCGACGCATGGGCAGCCGACTCGGTTCGGCAGACCCCTGTGTTCCATGCGACGACGAAGGCCGGGGCAAGGGGTGTTAGGGAGTCCGGGTTCGATCTGTCGCGCAAGTCGACGACGGGCGCTTCGATGGGGGTAGGCGTCTACACGGGAGAGCTGCCCGAGGACGTCCAGTCTTATGGTACCGACATGCTGGAGCTGCGGCTCAACATCAAGAACCCGGCCCCGGCCGGGGTCACGCAGCGGTTGATGAGCGAGACAGTGAAGGAGATGGGTCCCGGCTTTAGCTGGTTCGGCACCGGAGCCGAGCAGTTGAAATACGCCGAGAATGTGACGGCGAAGGCGCGGGCACTCGGTTACGACTCCCTGACCGCCGACAACGTGATCGTCGTGTTCGATGAGGAGAACATCGTCACGGTCGGCCGCACGTACGACTTGAAAGCTGGGGAGGACTCGGACGTTCAGAACCGGGTGCTCCAGGGCATAGCCAACGCTCACCCGGACGCGGTACGGGCGGCGCAGGAAGATCTGGAACGGAGCACGGCTGCCACGGCAGTCCAGCGTGCCGCTGGAGCGAAGATCTATGGCAAGGACAAGGGTCACCTGGTTATTCCTGGAGTGATTGACAGGTACTTCGACAAGAACACGCTCGATAGGATGGCAGCCAGCATCAAGCCGGTCGAGGAGGCGGCCGAGCCAGAGGTGGCCAAGCTGGCCGACGTGCTGAAGCCCGACGAACGGATCACGCCCTTTGTGCCAGAGAAGCTCGCCAAGCCCGCGGTGCCCGTGGCGAGCACCGCCAAGCTGGCTCCAGTTACCGATAGGGCCTGGACTCAAGACGAGGTTTACGCTCTGTCGGACTACCAGGATGTGACTTTTCAGCACATCAATGAGGCGCTACGCGAGGGCGAGTCCTCGGCCTGGACGTCGGCTCGGACTTTAGCGCCCCTGGACAGCGCTATAGCGAAGAACACGACTACCGAGCCGGTGACGGTTCTCCGGTGGATGGGCTTTAACGACGCTCACGGCAACCGGATCGCGTTGGAGGCTGGCCAGACGTTCACAGACAAGGCGTACGTCTCGACATCGAGAGACCTCGACTTTGTGTGGGGAAATCCGGAGCACGACTACAAGATGATCATCGACTTGCCGACCGGGACGCCGGGAGCGTGGATGCCCACCTTGGACCAGAAATACCGAGACGTTCCGGAAGAGATGTCCCGCGAGAGCGAGCAGGAACTGCTACTCCCACATGGCTCGACGTTCAGGATTGACTCGGTGGATGCGGACGGCAATGTTCATGCGACATACACGGGCTACGACCGGGGCGATGGGACGGTCGTTTCACCTCCTGAGGCAAAGCCCGCCGTCCCGAAGCCATCGGTTCCGAAGCCATCGGTTCCGAAGCCAGAAGTCGTGTCGGTTGCCGGGGGACCGGGCGCCGATGCGATAGCTGGCATCAAGCACTACACGGCCAAGGGTGGCGACTGGGGCGTTCCTATCAAGCCTAAGCAGATGGACGCTGCCGCCGCCTGGGTTCGCGGTGGCACTTATGACGGGCCCGTCTACCGCTCGCTCGGTCTCGACGACGATGGCTTTGAGAGGATGTTCGGCGACGCTCCGGTCGTAGGCGCACACGTCGACCTGACGGCGCCGATGACGTCTTTCACCGCCGACAGGGACAGGGTTGCCGCTTACGGCGCCGGTGTCAACAAGGTGATTTTCACCACTAACGGGCAAGTAGTCGGTCGTGACGTGGCCGAATGGTCCACCTATCCCGAGGAAAAGGAAGTTCTGCTGGCCTCGCAGTCAATGGTGGTTACGAGCGCCGAGTACAAGAACAGCATCTGGTATGTCACCGTGGAGCCATCCGTTTCGGTCTCTGGCGCGGCCAAGCTGGCTCCAGAGTATGGCGACGATGAGCTTAAGGCCCTGGCAGGTTATGCCTCTAGTTCGAACGATCCGGAGAGCTACTTCCAGATTAACCAGGAGCTTCGCGACGGAAAGAAGCCGGATGTGGCTGTCTTGGATCGAGCCGTCCTGAAGGATACGACCGACGAACCGATGACTGTTTCGAGATGCGTCGACCTGTCGGTGCTCAAGAAGATGAAGGTGGGTCAGGATTTCCGGGATAAGGCGTACGTGTCGACGTCGAGAGATCCCGATTTTGCAAGGGCGGTTTCGTCCCCGGGGACGTACAGCCTGTTCGGTAATACAGGTTTGACGATCGACTTGCCGGTCGGTACTCCGGGTGCGGTATTGAAGGACGCCCTCGGCGGGAAATGGTTGGTGTCTCAGACCACGCTGGACAGAGAGGACGAGTTTCTGCTCCCACGCGATTCGGTGTTTCGGGTGGACTCGGTCGGCGATAGCAGCGCTCATCTGACGTACATGGGTTATGAGGATGAGAGCGGGAAGCTGATTTCACCCGGCGTCACCACTGGCGCTGCCCAGCTGGCCAAGGAGCCACCGATACTAGGCGGGATTACCAGTCCCGACATGCGCCCGCTGGTCATGCCGAAGAAGCCCAACGGTGATCCCTGGCCCGACCAGAGCGCGGTCAGCAAGACCGTATTCGCCATGCAGGACGAAGAGGGTCGACAGCTCATCCTGCACATCGCTTCAGGTGTCCACCCTTATCCGTCGGCGAGAGACGCCCAGGCGGCCCTCGATGCTCTGGCCGACTGCGTGGACCAGTACAGCGACAAGATCTCCTACGTTTATGGCGTTGCCGACAAGAAGATGCCGTCGATCGAGGTTGAGATCCGCGAGGACGCCATCATGCAGACGGCGACGGGCAAGATAGAAGCCCAGGGTTGGGTGATGATGAGGGGCGATGAAGCTCGCGTTATCCACCTCAACGAGAAGAAGGCGTGGCAGGGTGCACATGCCGGGGACTGGCACATGCCTGCCCGGAATGACGTAACCGAGATCCGGTACAACATCTTCCACGAGTTTGGTCACGCGTCCTATATTTCGGGCTGGAGGGACGGGGTTGAGACAGCCCAGACTCCGGCGGTCTTGTTCCACCAGGGCCAAGTTTTCCGCCAGGTGTACGACGATCTGATGGCCAACATTAAGGCCAATGTTCCCGACTACCTTAGCCCGGTGGATCTGGCGAAGCTGAAGCCATTCAGCACGGAATGGATCGACGCCAATGCTGCGCGGTCCAAAGCGGCCCAGTTGACCGGCCTGAGTGCCTATGGGCAGACGAACCCTGAAGAGGCGTACGCCGAGTGCTGGGCTGAGTGGCACCTGACAGGAGGAGCTACCAAGGACAAGGCGGCCCAGTTGTACGGCGAGGCGTTCCACTGGCGCGTGGCAGGCAAAGAACCAGAAGAGGTTCTGAAGCCCGTCAGGGCGACGGACTCGATCCTGCCCCCACTGAAGCCTGCCGAGCCCGCTGTCACTGTCGTCGATCCACTCGACAAGGCCATCGAGGACACGAGGGCTGGCGCCGCTTCGGCGGTGACGAAGGCTGACGTTGCTACACTCCGGTCCCAGTTCTCGCACAAGTACGAGGCGCGTCTCTCGGCGGCGGGACGGAAGGACGAGTACCTCAATGTCATGGACGACCTGAGGGATCTGGAAAAGACAAAGCCGCTGGTCGCCGAGGTAGCGAAGGCAGAGGCAGCGAAGGTTGCCACGGCGGCT